ACCCGTAACAATATTTTCTTTGATCTCCGTACGCGTGCGTATGCTGTTTCGCAGAGCTCCGGTATCCTCCGGGCATAGATACTTGGCACTGCCTTGTATTAATTTCGTGCCTTTCTTCACGCCCTTTTCCATAATCGGAGCAGCCTGGGTTCCTGCCGCATCCAGCTTGGCCAGCAGCCTATCCAGATTTTTGATCGTGCTCACATAGCCTCACTCCCTTGCCGCATAATACGCGCAGTAACTGTCATATTTCGGCGTCTCCGTGACTCTGTACAGGTTATCACAGAACTCTACATAATCACCTTTTTGGATGCACAGCGGATCCGACGCTGTGATGCAGAGATCGGTTCCGATGCGCAGCCCGTATTCTTCGGCGGTCATCCTGTCGGATACATATTGCACGTTCGCCGTGTATGCCCGTCGTGTCTCAGGATCCGGCTCTGTCACGATGGATCCCAGGCTTCCAACAACGTTTTTTGCGCACATATGGTAGAACCTCTTGTCCTGAAATACGCGTTTTTGCGCTTGTTTAAAACTGTTTGGGATCCTCATAGCCACGCCCTCCTGTACAGGATCAGCGTTCCGTAATATCTCCCGATTACGTCATCCAGCCCGGCAGCTCTGGCCGCTTCGCTTACGCTTTCCGCGCCCGCGCGATACGACACAGTCTGCCCATTGTCGCTTATGGAGGCGATTTCTGGCGTCTCTGCCGCCGCTGTGGTGTCTCCGGATGCGTAATCAGGATATTTCCGTGTAAAATACGACACAGACGCGCTGCACAGGATCTCGTCGAGCTCTTCCGGCCAATCTCTGCGGCGTAGAAATCGGAGCATGACGGCCCGCGTGGAGTTGATGATCCGATTAATATGATCTGAAAATTGATTGACAACCGGTAAGCCCAGATCGCTCACAACCATATCATAGACCGTCATACACTGCCTCCCTATCCGACGAGCTTAACAATCATATTAGTGTCAAGCTCCTTGATGCCGTACAGTACGTCAAACGATACCGTATCGGTTTTCGTTTCCTGGTTGTAACCAAATACCACCCGGACAGCCAGGCCGTTTGCGGACGCCACAGACGCTTTGGCCGCGCCCATCGGCAGCTCAAGCTGACGGGTTACCAGCGCAATGCCGTTTCTGTGGAAGCCGAGAGAATGCGTTGTACGGACAGGGTATACGTCAACAGCACTGGCAGCCTTATGAATCGGCTGATCGATCGCAACAGATTCCACGGCTCCGGAAGCTGCAGTGGCATCGGCCGTGAAGCGATACAGATAGCCCTCGTAGATGAATCCGTCGCCCTTTTTGATCGTTCCGGTCGCCGCCGTAACGCCGGAAAGCGCAACTGTCGTCGCACCGGCCGTCGCTGTAATCTTGTATGCCGTAGCCGTACCGGCCGTTTCAGCCAGCGTGTCCGGCGCGTTCTGGGACATGTAAGTGTCCATCGTATAGATCTGACCGATTTCCGCATTGCGGAGCGCCTGACCGTCGCCGCTGTAAGCCACCTTGGACAGGTTATCAAGCGTCACATAGCGGTATTTGTGCGTTGGGTTGAGTACCAGACGTCTGTTCTGCACCGGTACAGCGTTCAGATCCAGAATCTTGGCGATATTTCCGAGCGGCTTGAGATCCGTATCGGACGCGGAGCTTGCAACCGTCTTTCCCGCCTTTTCGACGCCCAGTGCCAGCACGTCGCTGTCTACTGCCTGCGCGATCGCCTGCATGGCCGGAGTGACCACCTGCACGCTGAAATCTCGGATATCGAGCGTCAGCTCCTTGGATGTAACGTCCACAGAAACATCGCGCCACCGGTCCAGCTTGACGGTCGTGCTGCCCTCTTCTACGTCCTGACGGCTGATCTGTCCCGTGAAATTCTTTGCAATGAATTTTGCCGGTTTACGAATTGTGATGGTGTCACCCACCTTCGCGAACTCGGGAGAGTAGTCCCGATGTCCCAGCCCCGCCATTACCAGGTTGTTTTCCAATACCATCAGCGCTTCCTTGGCGATGATATCAGGAGTCAAAAATGTGTTTGCCATAAGTTTGTTCGTCCTTTCTTTTTAGTTTTTTCCCGCCACGCCTTGTATTCGGCGTAGCTCATTTCTTCGGGGGTTTTTCCTCCGGATCCCGAAGCTCCGGCCGGGGGCGTCCCCTCCGGTCTGGTCTCAATCTGATCGAAAAGATACGGCGCAGATGTTTTAACCGCACCCAGATCCAGACCGTCAATGCTGCCGTCGTCTTTCAGCTTCAGCTGATCGCGGTTCGGAATCAGAGATTTTATCGCAGTCGTGTTTTTGCCTTTTTCGGCCAGAATCGCCGCATCCAGGGCCGTGTCTAGCCTGATTGCTGCAATCTGCTTTTCGTAGGCGTCTTTTGCGGCGGCGTTTTCGGTTTTGAGCCGTTCAACCTCCGCCTGCAGGCCTGCTGCGTCTACCTCGGACAGATCTGCAATCTGCTTGTCTCGGTCTTTTACAGCCTGCTCCGCCGCCTGACGAAGCCGCTGCTCCTCCTCCAGCTTCGCCTTGCCGGCTTCGATGTCCTTGCCGTTCTCTGCCATGATCTTATCGATCGCATCCTTTTCCAGCCCTAAGCCTTCCAAAAATTCTCTTTTCATTGGTTTCTCCTTTCGATACGCTTTTTACGGGGTTGCCTCCCGCTCTATCCATAGTTTTACGACTTCGGATCGGTCATTTTTTGTATTAAAAAAGCACCCTGTTCAGGATGCTCTTTCATCTGTGGAATCCGCTTGATTTTCTATCCTGACATTTACGTCGGTCAGAATTATTTCGACCTCAGTTGGTTTCCCCGGGGTTTCATAGATATTAACTTCAGCACAATGATCAATGACTTTTCCGTCAATCTTGACGGTTTTGCCGACCGTTTTGTTTTTGATGATTTCTACGAGCATTTTTTACACCTCCATTCGGCCGAAAAAATAAAGCACCCTGCTTTCGCAAGATGCCTTTTAATCAATTTTTAAAACTTTTTACTGCGATCTACTTGCATTTTTTGCCGATCGAGAGCATTTGTGTGCGCAACTTACCCATCAAAATTTACCTTCTTTTACCTCAAAAGTATAAAACTGCTTAGCTGAAAATCTTCGAATTTGGATCATGCAAAAAATCAAGTTCGCGTTTGTATCTTTCCAAACGGTCATAGTCTTTTTGGGAAGGCGTCGGAATACGAGATATCTCAGAATTGTGTGTAAGATCCGCTATTTTAACAATTGTAGCAACTGAATTACTCTTTACTCTTGCCAAATAAGAAGACAAAGATTCTGCTTCACGTTTTGTTATACAGTCAACCGCATCAATAACAGCTTTTGAAAATCCAGATTTTTTTAGATCATGTAATGTGATAGAGGTATCTTCAACTACGTCGTGTAATAAAGCAACCGTCTTTTCAATTTCCGTTTTGACCAATTTTGCAACAGCTAAAGGATGGTTGATATAAGGATTTCCGCCTTTATCAATTTGTCCTTCATGAGCTTCTGCGGCAATTTCATACGCTTTTTTTATGAAGTCCATCACGCATACGTCTCCACGTTTCTCCGCTTTTCAAGCGGTTAATGATTTCTTTTACTTGGGTTTCTGTAATCGTTTCTGTCTCTGGCTCTCCTGCATATATTAGGAACAAAGATTCATCTTCTATCCATTTGTCGGTTTTTAAATCATACCGTTCGAAGATATGGTCTCTGTTACGAGCAACCCTCCAACACGTTTCAAGGTCTTCCCCAGGATACAATATCGCAAAATAAGTCATATAATCACCTATCTTTCAATTTATCAAATTGTATAATTTGATCGCAATCCTTCGGAGCCTGCAATGTTTTTGACAACGAAAGCATTTGTTCATCAAGTTCCTTTCGCCGTTCTACGCTTGTTGAAGTAAGCCGCCGCTCTTCATATAATACATGCGTTTTATTTTTCAGTTCTAAACTCTCTGGGGTGTGAAACTGTAATTCAAATTTGAAATCGTCTTGCGTCTCAATCACAGTATTAATTCCTCTATAAAATGCAGAATTGTCAGCAAGGGTATTTTTTACCCTAACCACATTATATCCTGATTTTTCTAAATTGACAATCATTTGATTGTAATTTTGTAGAAATCTACTTGCATCTGATACATTTGTATATCTTACAGTATCATAAGTATGCAAAATTGCATATTGGATCGCTTCATCCTTATTCATTCCTTTATATTTCATTAATTCAGATACATCTGTATTAATCTTACGAGTATATGATTCAGGTGTTTTAATTCTAAATTCTAATCCATCAAGTTTGCCACCTGATGCATTCGTCGCATTTTGAACAACATCAGTAATGTGCGGTTCTTGGGATTTAGATTTATTATAAGCATCCCATTCAACATAGTTCATGTCTGCCGGCACGAAGACATCTTTGCCCGTTTCCGGATCTACCGCCCTGCGCTGCATGCCCTCCATGATCTCTGCGTCAAATACAGCAATCGTGGTGCTGCGGCAGTTGGGATGCATCGGCGGGCAATTAACGTTTGGCTGCTGCTTGTCAACGGGAAATTCCTTGCCGTCTAAGCTGGCGCAGATCTCCGAAGTTCTCATATCCAGAGTCGCCACAAATCGGTACTTTTCGATCTCGCATTCCTTGTAGCTCTCCATTTCTGCCTGATTGGCAACGTAACAGCTCTCCGTGCGCACCAGACGGCGCGCCTGCATCGCCCCGACGCCCATTTTTTCCATGATTACAGCCGACATGTCGTGCTGCGATTTGCCTGTCAGGACGCCAAGAAACAGTTCGTTTTTGATCAGTTCCGCCACGGTCTGCGTGTTGCTCCAGATGCGGGAGGAATACGACGCTCCGCTCCAGTTATTGCGAAGAATTTCATTGACGCCCTGCTCTGAGATCTGTGCAAACCCAAAACCGTAGCCCGTGCCGCGCTGAATGTCATACATCGTGCGGTAGTAGGCAGTCTGTGCCGTATTGATCAGATGCTCGTCAGCAGCCTTCGTCTCGATTTTGTACAGTTCGCGGCACTTGCGGTTCAGATCCTCCCGCAGCTGCTGCAGACGCTCTATCCTTGCCCGATACGCCGGCGCGTTTAGCTGATTCAGCAGCGTCTGTTTCAGATCAGGATCCTTGACACGGTTGTACGCCTTTTTCAGCGCATCGTAATCGGTTGCATTTCCGACGTCGTTCAGGAGCCGTCTTGCTTCCGCTTCACTCAAGCCCCCTCCCTTTCGGTATGTGTCAAAGATCTTTTTCGCCTGTGCCTCCAGATATCCCGCCGCCTGCAAATACGCCTTCCCGACTTCGTCGGCCACCCGGTCAGCCTCCTGAATGTATTCGTACATGCGCTGCTCGGCGCGGCGCTTCCAATATGCGTCACTCTTCATTTGCGCCACCGTCAGAAGGCGTATTTACCGGGCTGCCGAACATAGCCTGTTGATCCTTTCTTGCCTCTTCCTTCTGCGCTTCCAGCTCTTTGAGCGCCTCGTTGACGTCGTCCACATACGGATGCCGCTCCAGAAGCAGCTTATCCGGAACCAGATCGCGCGATGCCATGATCGCATTGATCTTCTCGACGTCGTTGGTGTGCTTGTTCTTCTGGATCGTCACTTTAACCAGATTGCTGTCATATGCTGTTCCGTTCCGGTCGTTGACGTATTTTGTTACGAACCAAAAGAAGTCCTTCATCGCCAACTGCAGCTTGCGGATCAGCTGATCCGATTTTTGGTCGAGAAGCTCATACTTGAATTCCAGCGCAATGCCGGACGGAGCTGTGCCGAAGGTCTCGTCATCCACGTCCATGCCCATGCCCAGATGGTAGATGTCCTTGCGCAGCATCTTGAGCCACTCCAGGCGTTCTCCTACCGCAAGCGTTACCTGCTCCGCCTGAATCCTGCCGTTGGGATCCGTGATGCTTACAGCCTTATTAATCCGAAGCTTGGATTCGATCGCTCTGGCTGTCTCGCCGCCGTAGCCCTGAATCATCCAGTACAGCTCTACAAGATCGATCTGGTTATTCGTGCTGCTGCTGGAAAGCAGATTGTATGCGTCCTGCAGTCCCTTGATCCGCGTCAGATCGCTGGCGCAGCTGCTGTTGTTGCGCAGCGGAATAAATGGCACGCGGCCCCAGCTCTGCGCCTCGCGCCGCGTTGCAGAGCCGTTGAGATAGGTCACGTTCCAGAAGTGCGGAGCCGGATTGCGCTTAACGTCCGGATCAAGGATGAAATTTCCCTCGTCGTCTTCGGTGTAGTATGTAACATCCTGCGGCGTCCACCACTCTACCCGCCTGCGCTCAGATGTTTCACCGCCCGGCTTGACGACGAAAAAGGAGTAGAACCGGATCACCGCCTCAAGATTTTGTTGGTACTGCGCGTCATAATACGCAATAACCTCTTGCGCCGGAATAATCGTGTAGCATAGCTTGCCGCTTGGATCAATGTAAAAATGCAGGTACTCGACGCCCTTGTTGCTTGCGCCGGTGATATAGTCAATCAAGGTGTCTGCAAAGGTCTCGTCAACATACGTTGTGATTTCATTCTCATACGCTTTGAGGTCGCTGCTCTCTTCCGCACCCTCAACCGTTACAGTAGGCGTCTTTCCGGCAATATAGCTGGCTTTCTGGTCTACGAGCAGCTGATGGTAATTGTGGACGTTGTGGTGATTGGACTTATTGTCGTTCACAACCAGGCTTTTTTTCTCCCGGCCCTGGTCATCGTCCTCATATACCCACGACAATGTGAAGTCCTCGCGCAGCACGTCGTGGTCGCTGTCATAATACCGCTGCCCGATATCCATGTACTGCCGCTTGGCATCGTCTCCTGCGTCCTTGAGGATCGATTTTATGATATCGGACATGTTCAGTTTTCCGTCGATTGCTATCCTCTGTTTTAGCAACTCCATATTGCTGATCATACTCTTGTCACCTTACTCTTACATTGCGGATCACGTCCTCCAGTGCGTACCGTACAGCATCAATGCTGTGATTATTCGCATCCGGATAGCCGGTGATCACGTTTCCTTCCTTGTCCCGCGCGTATTCATACTCCAGGAATTCCCGTGTAGTTTCCGGGCATCGCCTGTTGTCGATCACGATTTCGTTGAGGGATTGCAGCCATTTCATGCCGTACTCCACCGAACCGGGGCCTTTGGCCGCTGGTCGGGCAAAGATCCCAGCCTCGCAATAGTCTCCAATGGATTTATTTTCCGCGCTGTCGCAGATCACCATTGTGTTTTTCCCGACGCCGCGCCGCTTGAGCGCCTCTGCCGTCTGTGCGTTACTCTGCTTGTTGCAGCGGTATTCATCGATTATTACCAGCCTTAGACGTGCCGCATCGTAATACATGGCAACATACGCGAACGGATCCGGATACCAGCCCCAGTCGACGCCGCGATAGATCCTGTCGAACTGTGCGAGTTCGTCGTCTGAGATTTCGCGCACAAGCACGTTATCAAAAACGTTTCCGCCCACGCCGTTGGCCACGCCCAGATACTCGTTTTCATACGCAATCGGGTTCGTCGCTTTCAGGAATTCAGCGTCGTCCAGGAACGGCTTCCCCAACCATTTGGGGGGCACCGTCAGATAATTGCTCTCAGTGACCAGCCGGTCCTCCCTGGGGATCTTGATGTATTGATTCGCCCAGTTGTTGGCAGATTTCGGCGGATTGAACGTTTTAAATTTGAAGGCCATATCTCCGCCGCGAATGACGGACTGCTCAATTTTGCGGACCGATTCCTCACCGGAAAACTGATCTAATTCTTCGAACCACACAATTCCGATATAGCCGAACGGTACCTTGATCGACTTGATCTTCCCAGGATCATCCGCGCCCCTGAAATAGATCTTCTGCCCCGTAGACCTTCTGGTAATCTCCAATGGAGACACAGTGCAGTTGAATTCATTCTCTAACCCCAACGCGGAAATCGCCCAAATAATCTGCTGATAGACCGATCCGCGCAGTGTGTCTGCCACCTGACGAAGGACTACGGCATGCATCTGCTCGTAGTGCATCAGCAGGTCGATCACTTCCATCGATACGAACGAGGATTTGGTAGAACCGCGCCCTCCAGGAAACACGTACTCGGAATGCGTCCGTTCTTGAACATCAAAATGCACCGGCGCGAAGGTCGGTGCAATCATTAATGCGGGGATCCCGGCATATGAAATCGGCTCCGGCGTCGGCAGCTCAAGCTTCTTGCGTTCGAGCTCCAGACGCGCGTTGTCGTTCTTGATTTTGTGCTTCATCAGGATTTCTTCCTGAATGATGCTGCGCAGCTCCTTGATGCTGGCCACGTCTCCGGCCTTAGCGTTTTTGAGCAGCGCCGCCATAACGACAATTACATTGTTCACAGTCTCTTCACTCAGATCCTTAACGTCAATTCCGGCAGCAGCGATCGTATCGTAATCTGCTGTTGCACCGGCCGGGAGACTCAGCAGCATTTCCATAACTTGCCTCATACTCTTCCGCCTGCGCCTGGCTGCCGCAGACGCTTTTCCGGCACGACTGACCGATGCGAATTGTTCTTCTGGAGTTAGATCCTCCCATCTAATCAGATTATTTTCACGTTCCACGTCACCCACCTCTCACTGTATTGTGCTTATCTTCTTTCCGCCTCCAGCTCTTCGATGCGCTTCTCCAGCTTGTCGATCCTGTCGTACAGAGCTCGGATCGCATACAAGGCAACCACGCCCAGCGACTCATATTTCATACCTACTGGCGCGTTTTCGTCCGATCCATCCTTGTGGCCGACGAACGGGAAGATCTTGCTGCCTACTAGGTCGTTGGCCATGATTCCGATGTGAATCTTCTCATACTCGTTGGCCGCCATGGCGTCCTGCACTGTCTTGGTATGCTCAGGATCCGACACGTAGGTATAGATGTCAACGTTGCAGACGAAGTCAAGCAGATCCTCCTGCGTCAGCGCAGGCGTTTCTTCCGCCGTCTGATCCTTCTGCGGAACCAGCCTGATATCACTCTTCCTCCTCCGGTCGCTGGTCTGGATCGTACCGTTGGTTGCATATACAACAGACCACTTGCTGGTAGAATCACCCAGTGTATATGCGCTGTCCAGCAATGGCCTAAAATGCCCGCTCATGTAACTAGCGTTTGAATACCACTCAAAACCGATGTAATCCGTTCCTTCTGTCCCGGTCGGATCGCTCCCCTGTTTAAGGTATGTTCGATACGCACGTCCGGGAGGTCCGTAGACCGATTTCATCTCCAGCGTCTGGATCATGTCGTCATACGATGCGTTCTTCTGCCGCAGCGTCAGGCCAGTTGCATTGTTAGCCCCCTCCCCCTGAATCTCAATCGGATCCGTATTGCTTGCCAGTGCATCCAGATCCATCCCGCCGGCTTCTGCCCATGTGCCGTCCCCGCGCAAAAATCGGTTATTGTACCCCACTGTCGGCGCAGGAACCAGGCCTGCTTCTCCGGATGCCGCTGCAGTTGCTCCCGTGAATGGGATGTATTTCGTGTTGGTGTTAATGTCACCGATCAACTGATATACGCTGCCGTCATAGACAAAGGCGTACGTGCGTTTGGCTTTGAGATAGGACCATAAGATCGCAGCGCCTTGATACCAGATTGCTTTAGCGCCAGTGCCGGATATATTCAGCGTTGGATTTGCGGCTGTGTTCTCGATCGTGAACTTGATGTATGCCACAGCGCCCACGAACAGCTTGAATCCCGAAATCGTTGCGGTCTTAGCCGCCGTTGCAGCTGCCGTACTGCACACAGCATATCGCGCCAACGCCCCGTCCAGCGTATCCATGTTGCCATTAATATCCGCCACGTCCACATAATCCGTGTCTGCGGGCTTTTTTAAGCCCAATCTCGATGTATATGTTGCCATAGAATTCCCTCCTAGCTTGTGATTTCCCCGTTTTCAATATCGTTCCATGTCCGGGATTCTATTGATCCCCATGTATAGCCGTTCAGCCATTCCCAGGTTGACTGCATCACGTCAACCGATAGAATGAACTGCTCCGAAGTGGCCACCGGATTCGGCGTAATGCTGGCTGCTGTGATCTTAACCGACATAGAGCATCACCCGGCGGATGAATATTTCCGGAGGAATCGTGTATGTGAATTCCAACACATACGTTCCCGTTCCCGGTGGTTCTACCAGCGCACGCAGCGTCTTGGTCTTCCCGTCGTCTACGACATCACAGTCCCCGGACGCGACTTGCGTGCCGTCCATTTCCAGCAGCTCCCATGATGCGTCGGACAGCGTGAATACCTGCCCGATGCAGGAAGTCAGCTTCGCACAGACGTATTTTCGTTCGCCCGCGATAAAATTCAGTTTTGGACAACATTCCATCTCACGCACCTCCAATCTGTCAGCAGCATGGCGTCGGATCCGAAATACAGAACTCGATCATGTCGGACGAATCCCATACTTCGAATGTATCCCATATTACGGACAGATCCCATCGATCAGATGAATCCCAGACATCGGACACCGTTGACGTGTCCGTGTAGAACATGACGCAGCTGTCAGGCAGCAGCTCCAATCTCACGAATCTGCTGTCGTACATGTACAGGATTCCGGCCCAATAGACCAGGAATCCTGTATTATCTACTCCGTAGATGTCTACGACATATTTTCCGTCAGTCAGATCCGGCGGTACCGTCGCCCGCCACTGATTCTCACCGACCTGCGTATAGATCACATCGAACGCGTCACAGTGCCCGTACATTGACGTGATCATATCAGGACACCGTGACCGTGATCACATACGTTGCGCCCGCATCTACGGGATTCGGCTCAATTGTGACATTCGAAATAACCGGCGCGATCGTATTGCAGTAGACGTTCCGCGTAACAGAGGACGTCTTGCCCGCCCCGTCTGTCGCTGTAACAACGATGACATTAGGAGACATCTGCGAGATCAGCGTGACAGCTTTTGAAAAGCTGCCATTATTCTGTACGGTCACTGCGCCTGCATCAACACCATTGACCTTGATCGTAATTGTGACCGGTGAAGACGTAGCATCGTTCGTCGTTCCGTTGACGGTAAGGGAGGTCTCCTTAGTGTAGTAATTGTCCGTCGGAGTCATTACGGAGAGCACAGGCGGCGTTGTATCCACCTTGAAGGTGGATGTTTTCTGCGTTGCCGCGTTGCCGTCATGGTCGGACACATCAATCTTGATCGTGTGCGATCCGTCTGACAGTGCTGTTGTCGGTGTATACGTCCAGGTATAGCCGTTCGCGATTGCGGTCGCAGAACCGGACGACCATATGATTGCGCTTCCGCTGTCGATATACAGCTTGAATGTGCTGGTGTCGATACCGGAATCGCTGTCCGTGACATTGATCTTGATACTCGGCTTGTTATTCGTTACGGCTGCTCCTGCGGTCGGCGCGGTTACGGTAATGACGGGCTTGGTCTTCTCCTTGACACGCAGCTGCAGCGATTCTCCAAGCGTGGCGTGTGTAGAATCGGCAGATACAGTATTGCCGTATTTGTCCTCCGCTGTCACCTTAACGTCGTAGTAATGCCCTGGTTCGTTGTAACTGGATTTCGACGGGGCGGTGATGGTCGCCTTATACTTTCCGCTTGCGGAATCCAGTGTCAGATTATATGTCTGGCCGTTAATAACGGCGCTGACGGTTGATATGTTTGGCATAATATTCACCTCTCGATTTTTTGCATGAAAATACCCCCTGTCTCCAGGGGGCAGTAAAGTAGGTACAACATGGACTACCCGAAAATCCACTGTAATCAGTATATCATGTTATACCCGCAGTCAACTGGCATGTTTTTGATTTTCTTTAAAAGCCGTTGATTGATCCGATAGCATTGCCATTCGCTATAGTGTAACTCCCGCGCTATCTCATCCCACCGCAGCGGCTTCGTACGCATATACCGCAGCCGTGCGATCTGCTGCTCATCGGGCGCGAGCCGGGACACAACATCCTCGATGCATTGCATCCTGGCGTCGTATGTAGCAATCTCCGTTTCGATTCGAGCAATCTTTCTGTCGTACCGGTCCAGCTTCTCCACAATTTTGGCCGTTGGATTTCCCGTATCCGAGCTGCGGGGCTGCCCATCAGGCGGCGTACCTTCGGCGTAGATCGCATATCGTTCATCTTTCAATTTTTTCAGCTCCGTCTCCGCCTGGAGGCGGTACAAGGTGAACGTGCCATAGGACCGCAAGAAGTATTCCGCATTCATTTTCCTCCCCTCCCCATTGCATACACAGCCGCCCCGAGCAGTATGCCTATGACCAGACCAGTAAAAAAATTCATGGCTTTCCCCCATCCGTTTCGTCGCATAATATATCAGTCATTTTTCCGTCCTTTCCGATCTGTTAGGATCTCTTCCTCGTCACATCTGTAATATCTGCAATTTTTGCAATCCTTTTTAATGTCGATACACGTTGCAACGATTGTTTCTCGGCACATGGCCGGGCAGCTGCACATCGGCAGCGCGGCTGCATATCGATATCTGCATGTGTAGTAATCAGACATTGGCTTCACCAGCCCATTGCCTTGCCATTGCTCGGGCGATTCCCAGAAAGGTCCTTGATCGGACACGCGCCCGATCAGAACCACCACAATGAGAGAGGGAGAAACGGGACCCCCCGTCCCCGCCGATACGTATCGGCTGTGGTCTCTCGATAATCGTCGAAGAATAGTCCAACGGCGGAAGACCATAGAGCCACAGACAAGTGCGTTTCAAGTTTGGATCACCGAAATAATACGGGTGGATAATCTGATCCGGTTTGCGATATACTGTATTCATAACCCCCACCGGATTTTCAATGCATATCTTCGGGCAATTCACATACGCGAAACCCAAGAAAAATATCATGGCCTCCAATCGAGCCACAGTCCGGTCATTGATCTGGCTTATAGTACGTGATTTTTTGGAAGGCATCCGATTTGCCGCGAACGACAGATATGTACATGGCGGATGCGCAATAATCAGATCCCATGTAATCCCCTCATACTTCGTTCCGTCCATTGTCAGGAATGTTGCCGGAGAATGCAGAATATCCGACACATCACCTTTCACATGCCATTCTGGATGACCTCCAGACGGTTCCTGCAAGTCGCAGCTGAACGCCTGATGCCCCAATTTTCTCATTTCGATCGTTATAGCCTGCGATTCTTCACATGCAATTAATACGTTCACATTATCACCCCCGGAAAATTTTATCTTTGAGATCAGCACGACTTTCCGCAAACTCGTTCGCGAATGCATACAACGATTTTTGCAATGCTAGCACTTCCTGATCATTGCACTCCATCGAACATAAGTGATACATCAGCTGCGCCATCTGCAGCCTGTCCAATTTGATGCGCAGACCGCCGCACCATAGTGGCAAGCAACAGTTATACAGGTCGGCTCCGCGCAGGTCGGCTTCGCGCAGGTCGGCGTCGCTCAGGTCGGCGCGTTGTCCACCAGCTTCTCCCGCCAGCCATTTTCTATGCCTTTCTAGGATTTCAAGTAATTCAGTTCGTGTCATTTTTGTACCTCCTTCAATCTTTTGATCCGTAACTTCAAGCTATCAATCAGGTGATTTTGTGTCGCCCCCTTGCTTGACAGCGCGGCGATCACATCCTCATCCCGCGTGCCCTCCACGTACAGGCGATGTATGATAACCGCCTGCAGCTGCCCTTGCCTGTGCAGCCGCTTATTGGCTTGCTGGTATAGCTCTAGGCTCCAGTTAAGCCCATACCACACGATATGGTTTCCCCCATCCTGCAGGTTAAGCCCATACGCGCAGCTCGCCGGATGCGCAAGCAGCACATCAACCTCGTGGTTATTCCACGCATCCTCGTCCGCCTTTCCCGCCAGCTGGCGGATCCGCAGCTTCAGTGGTTTCAGCGTTTCGATGATTCTTGCAATATCGTGCCGGAAACTATAAAACAGCAAAACCGGTTGCCCGTTGAGGCCCTCAACCACCTCGTACAATGCCTGCAGTTTGCAGCCGTGGATCTGTATCACTGATCCGTCGTCTGTATAGCATGCACCATTGCACAGCTGCAGAAGCTTATTGGACAACGCTGCTGCCGACGCCACGTCGATCACGCTCGACTCCACACTAAGCAGCAGATCCCGCTCCAGCTGGTTGTATTGCTGCTGCGCCTTGGGATCCAGCACCACCGGTATGTCGTCGATCACGCACTCCGGTAGTTGTAAGTAGTCCTCCGCTTTCATACTCACGCAGATATCGCTGATCTTTTGGTGTACTACATCCACAGCTCCGTCCTTGGGCTTATAGCTATAGATCATCGCGCGATCCCGCTTATCCGGCTCCATGTATCGCTCCCGGAAATGGGTAATGTACTTCCCAAGCCGCGCCCCTTGATCCAGCAAGTATACCTGTGCCCAGACATCCTGCAAGCTGTTCGGCGCCGGTGTGCCCGTAAGCTCAATAATGCGTGACATTTTTCCCCTGACTCGGGATAGCGCCTTAAATCGCTTCGCAGCAGGGTTTTTAAAACTGCTGCTCTCATCTACTACCACCATGTCATATGGCCAATCGTTACGGTAATAATCCTCCAGCCACACCACATTTTCTCGGTTGATGATATAGATATCCCCCGGCGTATTTACCGCCTTAATCCGCTGCGTTGTGTTTCCGAGGCAACTGATGATTCGAAGCCCCCTCAGATGATCCCACTTCGCAGCTTCTTTCTGCCAAGTAGCCTCTGCAACCTTTTTGGGCGCGATTACCAGAACTTTTTTTACCGCAAACCGGTAATATTTCAGCTCCTTGATCGCGGTTAGCGTAATTACCGTCTTGCCCAGTCCCATATCAAGCCACAGCGCCAGTGCGGATGTTTCAACGATTCGATTTTCGCAATAGGCCTGGTACGGATGCGGGTTATATTTCACTCCTCTCGCCTCCTTCCAGCCGTTCCTTGCATTCGCGCACAAATGATTTCATCTCTTCCAGCCCCTGAATCTTTCTTGCATCGACGCCGCATTTTTTCAACTGCGATATCCGGTATCGCTGGATATTGGCCATTCTGCCGAATTCAGCTTTAAGCTCAACAAAGATCACTGAGCCGTCCGGCAGCACTACAATTCGATCCGGCACGCCGATGGTTCCGGGGGAAGTGAACTTCCAGCATAAGCCGCCCATACCTTCGATCTCTTTCACCATTCTTTTTTCAATTTCAGCTTCTTTCATTCCACTCCCCCTGATACAACATTCTCACGTACACGTGTAATACAGATATAAATTAGGCGTATTAGGCGTTATATGTACTCTCTAATTGTCTATTTACACATCTACAGTAAAAAATAATGTATCACTTGTATCACAGTAGTTTTTTACTTTAACCGAAATGTTTTTCCTGATACATTCGTTTGTATCACACTTGTATCGCTTGTATCAAACTGATACATTGATACAAAGCTGATACATTAGAATGTATCAAGTGTATACCCCCTCTGAAACCCGTAAGGCCCGAAGCGGATTCCGTTTTTGCACTTGCTCCACCCGCCGATACTCTCTATTATTGCGTTAATATCCATTGCATCTGAACGCTTCATCCAGCTTGGTTCCTTTAGGTAGCACTCTGTCCACACCTCAACCGCGCACACCCGTGTGCGTGGTGCAAGCGCATCTTGCCCATCTGTACCGTAGTCATTACTAAGCCATACCCGCCGCTGCTGTATGCCCATCTTATCCCAATTCTGCGGCAAGCGCCTGCTCAGATAGTCACGTACGATGCCCTCCATCGGATGCCGCTGCTTGTGTGATTGCTGCGCTTTGATTGCCTCTTCTGCAGCACGGGCGCTGAGAGTCAGTCTTTCCCCCGCGCGGTACATGGCAACGGCCTCCGCCCAGATCTGGTCAACCTCTTCGGGAAGATCGTCCCAAACGCTTTTTTTGGGCTTGTGCGTCCCTACATCAACCGGCCAGAACCTTCTATCCCCCGTTGCGTCGCGCAGGAATTCAGCGTCATTGGTAGTGCCAAAGAACACGCACCGGCGCGGATATTCGTTCGTCCGGCGCCCATAGGCTTCCCGGAAGATGTCCTCTGTCTTACTCAGAAAGAGCTTGATCGTGTTGACCTCACTGCGGCGCATAGCCTGCAATTCACCCACTTCTATGATCCAGCGGCCCTGTATCAATTCCAGCGCCTCCTTGCCCTCAAACGTGCCCTGACTGTCTGAGAACCACTGCTTTCCGAGTAATCGCAGGAATGTACTCTTTCCCGTTCCTTGCTGGCCAACAATAATAAGCATCTCGTCGTGTTTTGTGCCGGGGTAGTACGCCCTGGCTACTGCAGCCACAAGGCTTTTGCGGATCGTTTCGCGGTTATACGCCGTATCTTCTGCCCCGAAGTAGTCAATCAGTAGCGTATCAATTCGCGGCACCCTATCCCACTCGAGCTCGTTGAGGTAGCTCTGCACCACATTGATCGTGTGGTTATGCAGGCACAGCTGCGTTGCATCCGCAATCCTGTCCTTTCCGGTGATCCCGTGTACTTTTTCCATATAGTGCCGGATTCCCGCGTCGTCGACGTCGGTCATTATCCGCATGCCCGGAGTTGGATCCCACGGCACCGAACCAAATACGACATTGCGGGCACTGAATTCCTCAAACCCAAATTTACCTTTTAGCGCTGGATCATGCTCTAATATAATAAGAACATTATCTGCCGTTTTTGCCGGCAAGCCTGTTGTTGGGGATACTGTAAGCAATTTCATCCAGCTTGAATCGGGGGGATTGATATTCCCGCTAAAATCCTGCAATGCCGTCGCATAGCGTTCTTGCGTTAGTTGGCCCGATACCTCCGGTATTGATACCGCGAACTCGGTCATCGCGGTGTATGACGGCAGCCGGTTGACCGGCGTATCCGCCTTTGCGCTGTCATCCAGCTCCCCGAACTTGTGGATCCTTATAAGGTCAAATGCGTTGACCAGCCTGCCCCCGCACGGATCCGTAGCATGATGGGAATATAAGAATTTTCCGCCATCATATATCACTGCTCCGCCTGAAGTGGATCCGCCTACGTATGTATACCGGTCTGATCCAGTGCATGGCTCATAGATGCCAGGAATCAGCTCAAACGCCCGGTATATATCGTATATCCGACAGAACGCCCCGACGATGCCTGTTTTTTCTGTTGGATCACCCTGTTTTGCAGCGAGTCGTTTCGGCAAGTCTGCAGCACCCGGAACCTGCGGCCATTCTGCAACATTACGCCAGTTCTGATACATGCGCAGCATCCCGTCAGCTGACAAGAATGGGTTGTCGTACACCTCATATACATATTGACTGTCACTGCAGCAGCTCGGCCAGTACATTAGCCGTGTCGGCTGGAAGGTGGATGGATCACAAAGCTGGATTCCGATGATCTCGGCAAGCTTGCGCGATATTGCCTCATATTCGTCTGCACTGCATGTGCGGTCTAACCACACCAGGGCGCGCAGTCGAGGCTTGGAAGGCTCGTGTTTGCGCGTGCTGTACACGCAGCAGCCGCAACCCAGTGCGGCGATCTTTTTGAGCGTAGCATCGGTTTCTCCTGCAGGGATGCTGTCCAGATCTAGTGATATAAAATCCCTACCCTTTACCGATCTATTTTTTCGACGCCCATCAAGCAGTTCTCCGCCGACAAAGCCTCCGACGTCTTTGAGGTTATCCTGCTTCGCCTTGGGCATCTTGAGGTATACACTGAGTGATTCCTGACTGCGCATTGGTACCTTGAGTCGGTCTACAAGCTCGGAGAGATACATTTTCTGCGCCGGCCAATTTTCAGCGTAACGGCTATTTGCGGTACTTATCGTTATCTGTCTGTCATATTTCAGTACCATAGGATTAATCCTTTCTGTAATAGTCCGTGAGGAATCCTTCCGCCCGGAGAATCAGACCTTCCGCCCAGGGGATCGGCTCGCCCATGATCTTGCACACGCGTTCCAGATCGCATTGGTTTTCAGGACAATCGATAACCACCTCGTCGTGGATGTGCATGACAGATCTATATCCGGCAGCATCCAGGCGCTGCAGAGCGATTGCCAAGCAGTCTCTGGCGATGGCCTGCACGGTGTTTTCCACAAGCTTCCCGCCATACGTTTCAAGCTGCGTCCATTTTTTCTTTTCTTGATCCACGCCCATGTACGTGATGGATCTACGTCCGATCTCGTTAACTGTAAGCTGCGGCTTTGCGTAATGCAGCTTTCTGCCACTCGGGAGCCTGACGGTCAAAAACATCTGCCCCGTTATCAAATCGCCCTCCATTGCAAAAACAATTCCGTTTACACCAGTTGGTGCGCCGGTAGAAATTGTATTTTTCACGGCCTCTTCGAAGGCATACCAAAGTGCAACAATACGTTTGTTTGCCTGCCTCCATCTAGCTACGATATCGGGCAATTCTTCTTCTGTCAGGCCCATGTTCAGAGCACCCATTACAATCAGTGCGCCACTTGAGCCCTGGTACCCAAGCGCCAGCTCTGCTACCTTGCCTTTGGCACGCAGTGCATACTCCGGGTTACCTTTTTTGATCCGTTCAATTGGAACACCGAACATGGCTGATGCAGAGGCTTCATAGATCTTTCCGTGTGTCCGGAAGACTTCCTGGCGCCAGCTCTCTCCGGCAAGCCACGCAATCACGCGCGCCTCAATTGCCGAAAAATCTGCCACCACGAAACGGTTTCCATGTGACGGGATAAATGCGGTACGGATAAGCTGGGACAATGTGTCCGGCACATTCCCATACACCAACTTCAGCGCCGCCGTTTTGTCTTCCTTGACAAGCGCACGGGCTAAATCCAGTGTATCTATATAGTTACGGGGAAGATTCTGTACCTGCACGATCCTTCCCGCCCATCTGCCGGTACGATTGGCTCCGTAAAATTGGAGCAGCCCTCGAACTCTGCCATCTTCACACACTGCAGCGTCCATTGCTGCATATTTTTTGACGGAGGTTTTTGAGAGCTCCAGTCTTATTTCGAGAAGCCTTTTTACTTTGTCGTTATCCGTTGTGTCGATCATGTTTGCGACAGTGTCCCTACGAAGATTGTCGACTTTGTCGCCGGTTTCCGTCTCAAGCCATTTCGATAATTGCTGTACCGATTTTGGGTTATCGATGCCAGATATACGGATTGCCTCTTCCGTAAGCTCGTCGGTGACCGTTTGGCTGCATGCCAGCGCACCACGGATGAGTTCAGTGTCGAGGTTGATTCCGTAAGCGTTCATAGATTGATCAAGTTCCCACAGCTTTTGTTCATTTTCTGGGACAGGGTATGCGGATAATATCTTTTCAATCTCTATTTCTGTGCGCACGTCCTGGGCGCAGTAATCTTTGAACAGGTCCCATTTTTTCGGTTCGTGCTGCGGGAGCGTACGGCCTCCGACTGCACCACGCGGCATACAGAAGGTTCGAATCAGTGCGGAACCAATGCCGAGCTTGCGTTTGTCTTGTGGAAGCCCTAGTGCCTCTCCTATAGCGGCGAGCCCTCCCGGATATCCGCAATAGAGCCCGTGTACCATTGTACAGCGCCATTGTTTGAGCCAGCTTATCGCAAAGTCCTCTGTGACATATCGCGAAAAATGCTTACAGAGGCAATACCATTCAAATGCTGCGTTGTATGCATGCTTGAGGCATTGGTAGTCAAACAAATCGTGTATGAGTCCCGTCATTTTGCGCTCTGCATCAGGATCAGTTATGAGATCGATCACCTCTACTGGAGTCCAGTTGATTCCATCCGCGCTGCGTGAGTAGGCACACAACAGGATCTGAAAATCTGGAGACTGCACATATTTGTACAGTCCCGATTTTTTGAGGTCAACGCTGCTATAAGTTTCGAGGTCGATCGATAGATGTCTCATAGCGGTAATCCAGTAATAGGATTAATCTGATGCACGGGCTGGATGCTGCCGAAGTCATCAGACGCGCTTGCACGGTTGCTAAGAGGCTCGCCGTCTTGAAGCTTTTGCACGGTTTCTAATCCGCATCCGATTCCTTTCTTTCCGCCCGCGTTATAGGCGAAGAAGGTCACGCCTACGCGTGCGTAGAGCCCACTGTAAATTTCAGTGGGATCAAGAATCGGGTTGATGTTGATATCAACGATTTCCGGTTGAATTTTACTTGAAGCGGTGAATACCCAATGCCCTTTGCATTCCTCGCCAAACGGCATTCCGTCAGACGGTCTTACGCCGTCGCCATCATGCACCGGAATCGCTACGATTGGCGGAATCACCCCGCCCCATTTTGCAGGACCGTCTTGCTTTGCCGCATTGATGGCTGCGTCGATTCGCGCCTTCGTTGCCGTATCAGTCTTAGGGACAAGAATTGTTGCGCTGTATTTCGCCTCCTGACCTTCTCTGGCATAAGGCTTAAGTAGATTGACATAGGACAGTCTTACCTGTCCGGTTACAATGTGCCTGGGATTGTTATTCATCATGATACTTCCTCCTTAAAATCTGATTTTGCGCGTGTGATTGCGGTTCTCGTATCTGACTCCGGTGCAAGCGTCGGCTTGCCTTCCGGCTTAACGATGTAATTTCCGATGATTTCCGATAATCTGGCCTTGCCTACAAGCTTCTCCAAGCCAGTAATTGTGAGCGGCTTTCGCTCGTAGAGCACTTCGTCTGGGTATCCGGCGAGTTTCAGCAGATTGAACGCGGTATCCAGATCTCGGATCTCGCGGTTGCTGCGCCCTTCAACCGCTTTCCAGCCGGGAATTTCCTCCCCGGAAAGAATTTTTTGCAAGGCATACGCACTCACGTCTGATGCCCAGTTTTTGAGCCCGTCTATCTTGCCGAGAATCACCCCAATTTCTTCCGGCGTCAGCAGTGCAGGATCCTCGCCTCTAAAATCTTCAAGTGCGGTATATTCCCGACTGCGGGCCCGGCAGATCGCTTTTGCCGCACAGAAGCGGCAATGCTCACCCGCCACGAAGTCGCCTGTTCCCTCATATGCTGCCTGCGCAAGGGGCTTGATTGACGCGCCCCATTCCAGTAGTTCTGAGACATTCATATCGGCCGAATTGGTGTTATCAATACGGGGCTGTATAATTGTCATGCGGATTTTATGTACCGGGTATAACAACATGTATTGCCTCATTGCGCCCAGCGCATACAATCTCAACTGAGGATTATTTTCTGCCGATACCGGTACGCCCTTCCCGTGTTTATAGTCCACAATTTCTAGGAGTCCGTCGCCGATCATAATGCAGTCAGCCGTTCCGTACCCTTCCGGTGCATAAGCAGAATAGTCCACCCTGTATTCCGCGACAATGTGCGGCGGGTGGTCTCGCAGCGCCGCGCTATCCTTAATGTAATCCATATAGACATCGGTGTAAGATTGCATTTCAGCCTGATACGCGGGATCCTCTTCCAGCTTTTTCATTTGGCGGTTGTACGTACGGGTAGACATCGGCTCGATATATTTCCGCAGTTTGAGCTCGGCGATTGCATGCGCAAGCGTACCTTCTGCGGCATATTCTGACGCTGTATCCGGCATGTTTTCGCATAATCTGGCGGACGGTGTGCAAGTCAGCCAGCGCTTCGCGCTTGACGCGGAGAGCAGTGCGTGGCTCATATCTTCGCCCCCAGTCCGCGCAGCGCGGTCGCAAAAGCGCCGTATTGTTCCGCCGGAAGCTCCGTGAGAATATTGACTCCGAACTGACCAAGCAACGCCTGTAACTCGGGGAGTTTTCCCGCGTCAATCAACGGTGACGCGGCATAAGCCAGTTGATCAATTGTATAAGTTGCGGTTGCCGTGGGCACCGCGGCAGAAGCTTGTTGCGGTACAGCACTGCTTATCACTGTTACCGGCGCTTGCTGCGGTACAATGTTGCTGGTTGGTGTTACTGGTGTTTGTTGCGGTACAGTGTTGACGGTTGGTGCTGTCTGCTGCGCCCTGTGGTTCCCAAGTGCAGTAGCAAGCTCTCGGATGGCGGCCACCATTTCAGGCGCCTCAATAGTGATAGTTAATGTTGACATATCGTGTCCTCCTCTGATATATTATTATTGTTAATGTTGGCATCTTTTGATGTCTCTTTAAGCCGATTGAGTTGCAGCTCGTCGGCTTTTTTACAGTCGCATGTTTCCCCCGGATCGAGGTACGCTCCACAGTCTTTACAGCGATACGGCCATTTCATTTTCTGCCCCTCCATTCGAGTTCATTATTAATTACGATCGATCCCAGCACGCCGGTTGCCAGTCCTGTCAAGCCGATGGCTCCGTACAGGCACAGCTGCCCGAATGAGATCCGATCCTGATCGCCCGCCCCGCAGATGCCCAGCAGGAAGATTCCGGCCGCCGCTGCCAGCGCGGCGAGCATGTTGCGAATTGCCTTGAGTGCCTTTATGTTCATGTAATTCCAGCCTCCCTTTCCATTGTTCGAAGCTCATAATCCCCAAATTCGAAATAGTCGCATGTTTTGCCGTATGCTTCTCTGTTCTTGGTTCCCCGCCCTGCTGTGCAATGCCCGATTCCGATCGGGGAAAAGCTCCCTCCGAATTTGACATAATGCCGAATAAAGAATTTGCAGTCTTTGCACAACATCGGTTTCCGTTCCGGATCGCTTTCCAGTCTCTTTTTCAGCAGCGCGTTCTCATACCTCAACGCCTCGTTTGTTTTCTCCAGTCTCTTTACTTCGTTCGCCAGCATTTCTTTGCCCTCCTATTACGCCATTTATTGGCGTATATTTTTCTTGTATATTACGCCATAATTAGGCGTATGTCAAGAACTTTTTTTGGGAGGCAGCTATGTTCAATGATCGATTACGCGCTACAAGGATTTCCCGTGGTATTACACAGCAAAAAACCGCTGATGCGATAGGCACTCCACTTAGACACTACCAAAAATACGAAAGTGGAGAAATTGAGCCTGACCTAACACGTTTGTCGATGCTGGCAGAGTTTTTCAATGTTCCTGCCGACTTTCTTCTTGGTCGCGATGAGTATCTGCTGTCTCTCGGAGTATCCGTTGATGTATCCCCAGAGTGTCCTCCAAGGCGTCCCAAATCTCAAAAGCGCCCCCTATCTCGGCGTATTCAATCTTCTGATAATGCCTAAGTCCGATATGTAGCTTATCCGCCAGTTGTTGCTGCGTCAGCCCGGCGCTCAGCCGCGCTTGCTTTAGGTTGCTTCTCACATCTCCGCCTCCTGTACCTTTAGTGCTTTCCGTGCGTGTCTCAGCGTATACAGCGCACTTTTCGCTGTTTTCTCCGTCCGCTGGACGTATTCTTTCAGTTCTTCTATTGACGCCGGGAAGTAATACCCCTTGCTGCTCGACGCAATGATATGTCCTTCCCTTCGCATAGCCTCCACGTAGATCCGTATGGAGCGTTCGTCCAACTTCGTGAAGCCGACAATCTGTGCTGCCGGCACTGCATTACTGCGCCCGTGAGGGATCAACCGATAGATTATGCTGTACGGATATTGATCGATCAGCACGTTCCCACCCCCAGTTCTTCGAGCTTCTTCTGGCGTCTTTCCAGATCCTTGATGTCCAGTCCCCAGGACTCATACGCCGCTTTTGTGTTGACCTGATCATCGTTCCACCGTACAACGTCATTTTCGATTATGTACTCCAGTGCGATCCCTTTGAGCCTCGTTGCAACCGTACCACAGCACGCGAACAGTTCTTTGATATCTTTCGTCCTCAATTCGTTTTTCGCATAATAAATGAGAACTGCCTTCCTAATATCAGGGATCTGTGGGATTCGTTTGTTGGCTGTTTCCATTGTCATTGCCTCCTCCAAATATTTTATTTCTCTCCGATTTTCCTTGTTTTTCTACCCCGTTTCTCATATAATGCTTGTATCAGATCCGCTGAAATACAACTGAGAGGAGGTAGAAGCATGTCAAAAGTCTACGCATGCCTTGTAGGCAAATGGGAATGTTTAAACGATGATACAGACTGCAAAATGGGTACACATCGGACAAATCCCAGCCAATGGTATGAAGAAAACGCCGAAATCTTTGCCCCGCTAAATCGTTCTAAATCTGATACATATTATCAGTTAGACTATGTTCAAATTTTTTATCGTGGGAAAGATTACCGTATTAACCCTATATTCATTCAAATAGTCGATGAATAGTGCTTGTATTCTTTGATTACTCTCTCAGAATCAGTAAGCCGCGTTCCGTTCGCTTGCTTGCTGATTTCTGCATTAAATATAGTGCTAATACACAAGCTCAACTTTTCCCAGTCAAGGTATGTAATGCCCTGCATCGCATCCATTATTTTTTTCAGTTGTTCCTTTGTCACCGGTTTTCACCTCCTTCAAATATTGTCATCGATGTTTCTCCGCTCTATCCTCCGTTGTTGTATTTATTCTGCTCTAGGTGTATAATCAAAATTACTTTTCACGAAAGGAGCTGATACTTTGAGGCTAAATCCTGATTGCATTCGCGACTTATTATTGGAAGTTGAAGAAAACGTTGATATAGGTAAAGGTTACCGATATAATTTTGAATCATTAACTTCGAATAATAGATTGGCAAAATACACCAAGAATGAAGTTTTATATCATGCAAACCAATGTGAAATGAGCGGTCTGTTGGTTGACGTTCGTATAACTAATGATTTTAATTGCTATATCACGGATCTGTCTCCCAATGGACACGCTTTCCTTGCCGATGTCAGAGCAGATACCCTGTGGAATAAAGTAAAAGATAAAGCAAAAGATCTCGGAATAGGTCTATTAGCGCACTCGTGGAAATCGCTAAAAATTTAGTTACATCCGTGATACGCGCTCATTTCTTTGACTTATAATCCGTTTTGCGCTTCCATCTTTCCAGTAGGATACCCTTTATGTCACCGCCGTTCAGCTGTTCGCCATGTTTTGTTTCAAGGTAATACATCAGTGCACAGCAGGAATAGTAATATGACGCCCATTTGATCACAGAGACTATTAACAATACCGACAGGACTATAATTAGGATTGGCATTATCATCTTTTCCACCCTCTTTCTGATCTTTTGTCACCTATTACATTGTCGCATTACGTGCGACAAATTGGCTAAAAAAAATCGAAAATGCATCTTCGCTAGATAAATTTAACTCATTAACTATCGCGTCAGCTTCAGCTATTGTAAATTCCTTACCGTTTTGTGCTAAACGCCGATAAAACGTGCTCTTATCTATCTTTACACGCCGAGATAGAGTTTCTACGTTTAACCCGTTCTCCACAATTTTGCCTTTAAGTTTATTTACATTTACCATTCTATCACCTCCGCGCCTATATGTCATTCGCATTTTATGCGACAAACATAATATAGCACATTGATAGTATCATGTCAACGCTATTTTCGCATAAAATGCAAAAAATATTTTTTTAGGAAAATACATGTTGCACATATGCGATTTCCATGCTATTATAAATATGCAAGGAGGTATGCAGATGAAGGTAGGAGATCGTATAAAAGCGAGAAGATTAGAACTCGGCCTATCAGTTGATGAAGTGGCTGCTGCGCTGGGTAAAAACAGAGCAACTATATATCGATATGAAAGTAATGAAATAGAAAATTTTCCGACATCTGTATTAGAGCCACTATCCATTGTTCTTGATACTTCCCCGGCCTATCTCATGGGATGGACTGATAATGTCAACGGATTTCCTCCCGCCTCCCCAAAAGACAATGCCGATATTATTGTGTACGATAAGGGGAAGATATATGATGCGGAAAAATTGACAGAAAAAGCGCAGAGCGACATCGATGAAATTCTGAAAAAAAACGGGATCGAAAAATATACCCCCACACATCTGATTCCCATACTGGGGCGTGTTGCTGCCGGACTGCCTATGTATGCCGAGCAAAATATCGATGGTTATACGTATGCGCAGCTGCCGCAAGGAGGAAAATATTTCGGTCTGCGCGTCAAAGGTGACAGCATGACTGCTACCCGAATATTTGACGGGGATATAATTATCGTTCGTGAGCAGGAGATCGTGGAGAACGGGGAAATTGCGGTCGTCGCAGTCAACGGCGATGATGCTACGGTCAAAAAATTCTATCGAGACGGAGACATCGTAACGCTATCTCCGTGCTCGTTCAATCCAGATCATCAGGTGCAGATATATAACACCCAGAATATTGAGATACATGTTATCGGAAAGGTCGTGCTGAGTCAGACTGTATTTGAATAGAAAAACCGTCCAGTGCGCCAACACCGGACGGCATGAAACACAAATAAACCCCAACCAAGCTCATTGTGTTGCTCCTATTGTAACACGGTGCGGCCAATCATTGCAATAGGAGATGACCAACATGCCAATCTATAAGATGGAAGGCAAAAAAGACGGCCTACAAAAGTATCGTGTCCGGATCAATTATACTGACCATGCCGGCAATGCAAAGCAGATAGATCGCGTAGCATACGGGGCGACGGCCGCAAGGCTTCTGGAATCTGAGCTGCAACGGGAATTGAGATCGGCGGCTCCTGCATCTAATCTGACGATTCAAGAACTGTGCGACGAATATCTGGAATCCAAGAGCCATGAAGTTCGCGCTTCTACACTCGGGAAGTCAGAGTGCGTTTTGTCGCATCATGTTCTCCCCTATCTAAAAGATACGAAGCTAAGCAAACTTGATAAGAAGGCATTGCAAAGCTGGAAAAACAAAATATCTAAAAAAACGCTTTCCATAAAGATGAAACAAAACATATACAAGGAATTTCGTACTCTCCTTAACTACGCTTTGAAGGTAGAATATATCACGAAAAATCCGATCACTGATATTGGAAACTTTCGTGATCCTTATACAACTCCCTCCCACGAAAAGATCCAATATTACACCCCGAGTCAATTCGTCAAATATATCGCTGTGGCGCGTGATTCTGCTGTCACATTAACTGACTGGGGCTTCTACGTGTTTTTTAATATTGCATTTTATACCGGCATGCGTAAGGGCGAAATCAACGCGCTAAAGTGGTCTGACATAGACGGGGAAATCTTGCATGTACGGCGTAGCGTAGCACAGAAAATCAAAGGGCAGAGCATAATCGAAACGCCGCCAAAAAACAAGTCATCCTATCGCGATCTACAGATCCCGAAGCCCCTGTTGAAAATATTATCTGAGCATAAGAAGCGCCAGATGCGGGATGATCATTTCAGTGACAACTTTCGCGTGTGCGGCGGAATAAAATGCCTGAGTGATACCGCAATCGAAAATAAAAACAAATCGTTTGCGAAGGCATCAGGCCTTCCGCACATTCGCATCCACGATTTCCGTCACCCTTATGTCAAGCCCACGACAAAAAAATTTATTTTTTCTTGTCCCCATGATTCAGCTTTCTTGATAGGGATTTTGCCGCCTCCCGTTTCTGTTCGGCGGCAAAAAAAGCATGAAGTCGTTCCTTTTCTTCCGGCAGCATACAGCCAAAAGTTGTGCTGCCTTTTCTGTAATAAAACGCAATCCGCATAATCAATCCCTTTCCCTCATTTGTGAACTGACAAACTGTCCCTTATCTTAAATTCAACATCCACCCGTTTATCAGGGTAAACATAAATCTTATCAATCAGAAGATCAACCAATTCCGAAGTCAGCCCATCGCTTTCCGTCAGCATCCGGGAAATATCCATCTGCTGGCGCTGGTGCTGCCGTTCTTCCTGTTCGGCTTCAAGACGGGCCATGACAACCGCTTTGGTATTCTGCACTTCCAACAGCCTTTCACTGATCTGCTCTTTTTGCTCCTTGTATTTCGGGAGCGGAATCCTGCCGGAAACAAGAGCTTCATACAGTTTCCGTTTTTCTTCCTGCAGTTCAAAAATCTGCCGGTCAAAGTCAGCTTGACGTATAGCAGCGGTATCTACCTTACGGAGATCCGCTAAGCTGTCAACGCCAAATGCTACCTGAAACTGTTTGCACAGTAATTCATAAACAAGCTGGTTCAGTTCTTTTTCTCGGATATGAATATTATAGCAGTCCAGTGAAGGAATCGTGCTGGAAAAGCGGCACCGGTAAGATGTCCCGTTTGCCAGGTGCAGGGCATGTTTACAGCATCCACAAATAACCTTCCCACGCAGGAGATAGTTGTGTTTTTTCCTGTTTGGAATCTTAAAACGCTGAATAGAGGCATTGGCCTTTGAAAAGATTTCCTCATTCACCAGCGGTATATGATGGTCCGGTATTTTGATCCAGTCGCTTTCCGCTTTGCTCCGCATCTTGTGGCCGCCAATTTCCGTAACCTCTCTTTTGCCAATCACATAAGTGCCCATATATCGTTCGTCAGCAAGAATTCGAAGCACCGTAGAATTGCACCACATTCCGTGAGTTCTTGAAACATCGTGTGTCTTAATTCCTTTTCGGGCCTTATGTTCTCCGGGCGTGGGAATCTGCTGACGGGAAAGCTCCCGTGCAATATCGGCTGCGTTCATGCCATTTACGGCATATTCAAAAATTTTCTGGACTACTTCGGAGGTCTCCGGGTCCGGCACCATCCGTCCGTTTTCCCCTTTGCGATAACCGTAAGGGCAGATTTTACTTTGGTATTCGCCACGCTGGAATTTCAGGTATTTGGCCGTCTTGGTCTTTACCGACATATCACGGCTGTAATACTCACTGATTAAATACTTGAAGGCGACTTCCATACCTCCGGTATCACCTTTTAACTTTTGGGTGTCAAAATCATCATTGACAGAGATAAAGCGGGTATGGAACAATGGAAATACCCGCTCGATGAAGTAGCCGGTTTCCAAACTGTTGCGACCAAACCGGGAAAAATCCTTTACCATGATACAGTCAATCCGATTGGCCCGTACCAGGTCAAGTAATTCCTGCACCGCAGGGCGCTCGAAGTTTGCCCCGCTGTACCCGTTATCTACAAACTCCATAAGTTCCGCATTGGCATATTCAGGCAGTTCAGAGGCATATTCCCGAAGGATGCTTCGCTGGCTGGAAATACTCATACTATCTGTTTTGGCGTCCTCCAAAGAAAGACGGATATAAAGAGCAATCATATACTTTTTCATTCTGCCGCCGCCTCCTTAAACGCCTCAAATTCCGTGCGGAATGTAAATTTTACATCTACTTGTTTATTCGGGTAGACCGTGATCCGCTCAATCAAACGCTCAATGAGGGCGGCAGTCAGGGAGCCTCCGGCCAAAAGTTCCTGCTCGTCTTTTTCCAGGTGCTTGCACTTTTCGGCCTGTTTCTGACGGGCGGCAGACTGGTTTTCATAAAAGGAAAGCTCTTTTTGGGCCGCCTGCATCTGTTCTTCGTAAGTCGCTTTTAAGACGAAATATTCTTCGCTGTCAATCGCTCCGTTCATCAGATTTTCATAAAGAGTTTGCAAAAACTCACGGCTTTGGTTAAGCTGTAACTTTGCCCGGTTGATTTTCTCACGGGTGGCAGCCTCTTTTTCCTGCTTTTGCATGTTGTCGTTCAGAAGCAGCGCATAATCCCCCAGGACGGCAGCTAATTCCCTTTTAAGAATGTCCAGCACCGTTGCGATCAGCTCGGTTTCGCTGATGGAAATACCAGCGCATTTATCTTTATGTACCCTGGTAGGGGTCAGGCAGTGGAAGCGATAGGAACCATTGCATTGTTGGCGTTGCCGGTGCAGGCTTCTCCCGCAGTCTCCGCAGAAAATCCTCCCCTTGAAAATATTGGGCGTATATGGAATAATCGGGTGCTTCTTGCTTTCCTCGGCCACTTCTGCCCGGTACTTCTGAACAGCATTAAAAATCTCTCTGGAAACAATAGGCTCATGGGTGCCAGTAACCACAATCAGGTTTTCCTCGCCTGCGGGCACCTGCCGGTGAAGGACCGTTTTTGTCCGCCCTTGCACCATGTCGCCGGTATATTTATCCTCCTTCAAAATCTTGGCAACTGTCCAGGTCTGCCAGTAGCCGCGCCCTGCTAACGCCTGATGGGTGATCTCCCCGGTTTGCATCTTATACTTTCCGGGAGAAGGGTAGTTTCCTTCATTGAGCAGAAGCACAATCCGGTTGAGGGGGACTTTCTCATAAGCCCACTGGAAAATCTGGCGTACCACAGGAGCCGCCACAGGATCAATAATCAATTTGTGGCAGTCATCAGGGTCTTTCATATATCCAAATGGCGCCCTGCCACCCACATACTTGCCCTCTTTCATATCCTGACGGGCCTGGGCCTTTATCTTGCGTCCTATGTCCAGAGCATAGGCTTCGTTAATCATATTTTTCAGCGGAAGGATAATACCGCTGTGGAGATTATCAGGATTTTCAGAATCAAATTGATCCGTAACGCTGATGAACCGGACATTATGGGAAGGGAAATACCGCTCAATGTAATATCCCGTGTCAATGGCATTGCGTCCCAGGCGTGAAAGGTCTTTGACAATCACACAGCCTACTTTGCCGGATTCAATATCCGAAAGCATCCGTTGGAAGCCGTCACGGTTAAAATTCGTTCCTGTTGCTCCATTGTCGATATAAATGTCATAAAGACGCAGTTCAGGTTTTCCCAATAGGAATTTTTCGAGAACCAGCTTTTGCGTTTCGATAGAATTTCCACGTTTATTGTTATCCTCCACAGACAGCCGGATATACAGCGCCGTGCTGATAAACGGGGAAGCAGGCATGGCAGCCTGCGCCATAGTATGTTTCCTGCTCTTTCTCGCCATTTCAGACCACCATCCTTTCCTGTACCGGCGTAATCAGGGCGAGGGCTTTTTCATATTCGTCCTGATAATTAAATTGAATCTGCAATTCGTCTTTCCCCAGCACTGTAATCACCTGCACAAGTTGGATCACCGCCTTGCGGTCCAGTTCTTCCAGATCGGAAAAACGCCTGAAATTCTCAATCCAGCGATTCCGCTCACTCCGGTTTTCCATTACATCGGTCCGTTTTTCCTTAAGGGCAGCAACCGCCTGTTCCAGTTGGGTGATACGGGCGCTGTAACTGCTTTTGTTATAAAGGAACTCCGACTTGTCCAGAAAGCCGTTTACCATGCTCTCATACAGTTTCATCTTATATTGACGAATCTGCTCCAACTGCTGCTCATTCTGGGCGATCTGCCGCGAATATTCTTTGATAAGTTCACGGTTGATACGGCTCTGGTCTATGCCGGATAAGATTTCATCCAGAGAGACTACATTAGCAATAAACCCTTTCAGGCTGTCCCGCACGCACTCCATCAGCTCATGTTCCTTTACCATGACCGGATGGGCGCAGCCGTTCTTCTTTCCGGTGGGACAATAGTAATAGTGATATTCTTTGTCTTTGTAGCGGTTCGTTTTGCGTACCATCCGGCTGCCGCAGCAGCCGCAGACCAGTATGCCGGAAAACAGATAGACTTTATCTTTTTGGGGAGATGTACGGGTGTCCAGGTTGCGAATCCTTTGCACCAGGTCAAAATCATTCCGATCAATAATGGCTTCGTGAGCATTTTCCACGCGAATCCACTCGGAGGAAGGGCGGCTCTCCATCTCTTTCAGTTTGAAGTGCTGAGAACCCTTTCGACCCTGAACCAGCGTGCCGGTATAAGTTTCATCCTGCAAGATCCGGGTGACGGTATTGGCCGACCAACGGCAATCCTTCCGGTCTGTATAGCCTTTCTTGGCATGGGGAAGGCCATAATACTTTTTATATGCCAAAGGAGAGAGCGTACCCAGCCGGTTCAGCTCATTTGCGATAGCGTAGGGGCTGAATCCTTCCAGGCGCATCCTGAAAATGCTCCGCACCACCTGGGCAGCATATTCGTCTACTACAAGAAGATTATGGTTATCTTCGGATTTACGATAGCCGTAAACCGGGAAAGCTCCAACGAAATCCCCATTCTTACGCTTAGTTTCCAGGGAACTTCTCGTTTTGATGGAAATATCCCGTGCGTAGGCTTCATTCATAATGTTCTTTACTGATACAGTCAGGTCATCGCCTGCGCTCTCATTGAGAGTATCAATATTGTCATTGATGGCAATAAACCTCACGCCATAGGCCGGAAAGACACGGCGCATATAGCGGCCAGTCTCAATATACTCACGGCCAAGACGGGAAAGGTCTTTGACGATGACACAGTTGATCTTTCCCTCCATGATGTCATCCATCATTTCTTTAAAAGCCGGACGGTCAAAGATAACCCCGCTGTACCCATCGTCTACCTTTTCGGAAACCAGCTCGATCTCCGGGTGACGGCTCACGAAATCTTCGATCAGCTTTCGCTGGTTGCCTACACTGTTGCTTTCGTTTGATTTGTCATCCGTGTAAGATAAGCGGATGTATTTGGCAGCTTTATAAACCTGCATAGAAAAACACTCCTTTCATCACGGAAAAATCCCCGCAATTCAAGGAGTGCAGTCTGCGTATCGGTATTCAATTCCTTTTCCATGTTTATTATAACGCTCCATGCGGGAAAAATCAGCCCCCAAAATAAAAAATATCAATAATTTTCAGCGTAGGATTCCGCGGAGGCATTCTTCCAGGGTAGCGCCTCCCTGGGAAAAACTTGCCCTGACAACAAATCCACCGCATTTGAAATGATACGGGTCCCGGATCTGCCGGACAAACTCGGCAATCCTTTCTTCCCGCGGCAGGTCCTTATTGACAGATACATCCCGGATGTCGGCAAGTCTGTCTGCTTCCGGGGTATGTATGACCGTATAGGCCGGTGTTTGAGTCATAACAACAGCTCCTTTCTTTTCATACTGGATCATCAAAATCACATGAATAAGGCCGGACACACGAAAAGAGCGGCCCGGCCTCATGGTATCTGATTTCGATTTTATAAGAATCCATGCTGCTGCTCGAAAATCAAAACAACGGCATGGATGTTTTCTTGGTAACTTGCCGTATTTGCCACGCCCCCCGGCAGGCCCTTTTCCGGGCCGGGGATGCCACAGGCTGCGGCCAGCTTTACCGCATCATAGCCCTGCTTGTGCCGTCGCTTCGCCAGAGCTAACGAACACAGAAGGGACTCCCCCCAAGTCTTTGACGGGTCGTGAGAAAGTATCATTATACCCTGTATCAGTCATCGCGTCTGGCCTGCCACAGCCAGATCAATGGATAGCGTAGATCGCTCGGACGGCTGGGCTTCATCACCTCCTTAAAGCCGCCTGTCATCGCGCCGCTCCATTTGCCGCTCGGAATACAGGGAAAGTACCTATGGCACCGTATATGCAGTTTTCAAGGTCCAGATGAAGGATTGGGAGCTTGTCTGCATATACAGGTGGGTGTGGCACCGTTGAAGGTTCTAACTCACCGAAATGGCATTGTCCCAAAAAATTGTCCTTCTATAAGTCGTGACATTTTCGGGGGTACATTTATAGGGGGTTTAGAAATTTTCTTCTAAAATTTTTTCCAGACGCCGAAGTCCGCGCCGAATACTTTCATGGACAGCATGGAGAGAAACACCTTCCATCTTGGCAATATCCATCAGGGTAATGCCGAGAATATAGTGAGCGTACACACGCTGGCGTTGTTTCTCTGGCAATGAAGAAATCGCCTGGTACAGCCGTTCTTCCTCCAGGTGCCTTTCTACGATCTCCTGCAGCGTTGGGGTAAAAAGAACAGCTTCGCGTTCAATATCATCCCCATAATCAAGAGAAAGGAATGCCTTATGCCGGTATGTACGGCGGCGATATGCCACTTCTTTCCGCTGATATTCTACCAGCACATCCACAACCTCATCGGGCAGGCTGATAAACAGATCCGTTTTATATATTTCCGGGTAAAATTCCCGCAGATTGATTTCTTTCATGGTAATCCTCCAATTTCGATTTTTGAGTGGGTTAATGGGCAAATCGAAATCAGAGGGGCGGTGATCTACACCGTACAGGTCCGGCGGCAGGCTTGTCCTGCGCCTTATCTGTAAAAAAGAGCGCCCACCGTACAGCGGTAAGCTGCGCCTGTCGTATTCCGTCACTATCTGACGGAGCAGAATGGAAAATGCAAAATCCTGTCGAATGGAAAAACCCCGCAATCCATCGCAGGATTACGGGGTTTGAATCTCTTTTATATGACCGGCTATGTCGAGGCCGGTATTCTGACCTCGGCAGCATTTTCCATGCCCTCCTTTAGTGAAGGAGAGCAGAGTTACCTATTATGTCCACCTCCCTCATTTTGGGGCATTATATAGGGATAAATGCTATAATTCTTCCAGAAGCGTCATGGTTTTACTGAATTTAATCAACAATATATGACAAAATCAGGCATTATCCACACAGCAGAAAAAGCGAAAATTTAAGGGTGCGGCAGAAATACCGCACCCTTTCTATACTTCAAATTTATAGCCCACGCCATAGACGCTTTTCACATAATCCGGCAAGTCGGGGGCAACCCGGAGCTTCTTTCGCAGGTTGCTTACATGATTGTTGATCGCTTTTCGGGAATAGTAGGTGTAATCCTCGTGCCATACCAGATCCAGGAGCATTTCATAAGTGAACACCCGCTTTGGGTTCAATATGAGCAAAGCGAAGATTTCAAATTCCTTGACCGTTAGCGGAATTACCTGGCTCCGCACGGTAACAAGGCGCTGCTCCAAGCAGAAATACAAATCACCTTCCCGGATTTCCGTCAATGGCTGATCTGCCTGCGGAGGGATAAAATACTGGCCTCGAAGGAGTGTTGTGCATGGGACATCAGCCGGAATATTGCCAGCCTCATAATCACGAACAAACTGAGCCAGCTCCTTCTTTTGGCTGGTAGAAAGCAGAGCAAATAGCTTTTCACCGATCTGTCTGCCGGAATCTTTTAAATCCAGTACGGCTAATTTCCCATGTTATCACCACCTCCTTAGTCCTCTAAAGCATCTTTCAGCTTTTGAAAGGATTCATTGCTAATAACATGTTCAATCCGGCAGGCGTCGGCCTCTGCAATCCTGGGGTCAACGCCTGCTGCGATAAGCTGCTCGGTAAAGAAGCAATGGCGCTCATAGATTTTTTCGGCAACCTCGCGGCCCACATCGGTCAGATGGAGAAAGTGATCTTCGTCCATCGTGAGAAAGCCGCCGTCCCGCAAGGTAGCCACTGCATGGCACACGCTGGGCTTTGACACCTCCATGTGCCGGGCCACATCTA